GGTGACATTGAGTCACTATTTGCCGGTCGCCCAGAGCGAGTCAGGCTACACGTAGCGTAACTAGACGGGTTAGACAGCTACTTGCCATTAACCCTCGCGTAAGGACTCTTATATGGCGGTAATGGCAAGTAGCTGTCTAACCCGTCTAGATTGCGCTTGACCTGGGGTTCCTGAACTACTTCTGCTTCGCCACCGCGCGCACCATCGGCGCCTGCCCGCCCTGAGCGTCACTCACAGCGATGGCCATACGGGCCTCACCCTTGGTTGCGAAGCGCTTTGAGGCCCGTCACGGAAGGTCGCCTCCCACTCCCAGTTCGCTCGCTGTGCCCGCGATCCGCACGATCCGCACGCCATGTCACACCGTCCCTTCGCTCTGCGCCCACGCCCACCGGGCCCGGGCGCTCTTCACGTGCTCCATCCGGCGCCACCCGTCGTAACCCTCGTACTCACCCTCCACCGGCACGATCCCCGAGGACGCGATCAGCGTGCGCTGCTGGTCCAGCGAGAACGCCACCCGCGCACGCGGGACCGGGAACCCGGGCGCGTTCACGGAGCACACGGCGATCAGCTCCAGCGCCCCGCCCACACGGCGCCAGTCCCCGCTCACCGGGGACGTACGGAACACCTGCTTCGCAGCCTCCGTAGCGCCCGGCAGGATCCACCCCGCCACCCAGATGCCGTACTCGTCCTCGCCGGCCACCACGCGCGCCACCGCGGCCGACGGGTCGTCGTAGTGCTGCGCGGCCGCCTGGAACGCCAGCTGCGGATCCGCATGCCGCGGCCCCGCCACCAGCGTCCCCACGGGCAGCGTGTAGCCGTCCTGCGTGGCCTGCTCCGCCACGTGGAAGTAGGCGTAGCCGCTCTGGGACGCCGGGGCCGTCACGCAACCGGGCAGACCCACGTGGCAGGTCTCCCAGCCGGCGATGTGCCCGAACACGCGGCCCGTGTCCGACACGGTGAGCGGCGTAAGCCGGTCGAGATCGGGCTGGCGGAACCACGTGGACGGGGGCAGTACGGGCGCGGCTGCGGACGCCATGAGCGGCATCTGCTCCATAGGCATGTCGTCCATCGGCTCAATCGGCATCGGATCCAGCGTCAGGGACACGTCCGCGAACGCAGGGATCGCCACCAGCGTGGCCCCCGCAATCCGCCACTTGGTGATGACGAGACGCTCCTGGTCATCCATCGTGTATTCGATGTCGTCCAGGTCCACGGACGGGCCCAGCAGACCGGCTTCGAGCTGTTCGATGACCGCGTACGGGGCTGAGTCGAGCATGGTGCCCGTGGCGGTCACCATGCCGTCCCCGATGGACAGGGACTCGATGCGGCCCACGATCATCGAGCCGCCGTGGCCGTCGCCGGACAGCTCCTGCCACGCCAGGGGGAGAGGGAGATCGCGGCTGCTGCCCGCGTCCGGGGCAATGATCCGCCCGTCGCCCGTGGGCACGCCCAGCCGCGCGAACACACTGCTCCAGGTCCTGGTCACCGCAACCACGTCCTTTCCCACTCCCGTGCACGCTGGGCCACCCATGCGTAGCGGCACCCCGGGTGCAGTACCGTTTTCCACCAGACCGCGACCTGGTTACCGCACGCAAAGCACTTGGTCACGGGGTCATCTCCGACCGCGCCCACAGGTACAGGAGCAGGTCCTGGTCCAGGCTGAGTTCGTTCTGCGTGACCATGGTCAGGATCTCCTCGGGGTCGGTCGGGATGACCGGCCATCCGTGGATGAGGTGGTATGTGGCAAGGTCCATTACTGACTTCCTCTCGCATTGCCCCTGTTGGTCCAATCGATCGTCTCACCCAGCACGATAGGCAGGACGGTGCAGCGGCAGTTGATCACCTCAGCCGCAGGCCCGCGCGGATCCCCGGGGAACACGAGCTGAGCCCCGCCCACCTGGAACGGGGACCGGAGCAGCGTGCGCTGCTGGTCGGCAGCCTTGTGCGTCGGCCGCGTGCGCGCGTCCATGGTGGAGATCCACACCTTGAAGGGTGCCGGATCGCCTCGCTGCTCAGCGTCCAGTTCGGCTGCCCGGAACACGCCGGCGTTGACCGCGCCGATCGTCTCGGTCCTGGCCACGGTCATGGCTCTGTTCCGCCACCGGTCCGTACCCGACGCGGTGAGGATGAGCTGAATGTCGTCCCGCACCCGGTCCAGGGAGCGCCCCTCCGTGATGCCGCGCTCCACCTCCATGACGATCAGCCCGTAGACCTCGTCCGGCACGTTGCTCATCCGGTTGCCGGCCTCGTTCAGGTACCCGGACACCCACGGGTCCGTGGGCGGATCACCGGCCCGGGTGACCCTGCGCCACGCGTCCGCCAGGACGCCGCCCACCTCAGGCACGATCTCCGTGTCCACCTGCGACGTCCAGAACCCCTGGTGGTCGGACACGCGCCCGGGGTCGATGCGGCCCTCACGCAATACGTCTGGCCGGGCCCGGTCCAGGAACCGGGTCATGGACCGGAACCACGTGCGTGCGATGCGTTCCTCGCCCTGCCGGATGAACGCCTGTGCGCGCAGCCGTTCGGGCAGGTTCGGGTCCTCGCCGCTGGGCGTGGTCACCGCAGGTACCAGGCCATATCGTTCCGGTCGTACGCCTCGCCCGTTTTAAGGAGGTGTTCCACGTACATGCCCAACCCGCTCGCCAGGACTGCCTTTCGTACTTTGAACTCACGGGCCACGTTGTCCGCGAACTGGATACGCACCATCCCCGTCAGGTCAGCAGGCCGGATGTGCATGTAAAGCTCATGGCGGGGCGTGTCCTTGAACTGTCCACGGTTCTGGTTGGTGAGCAGTCGCCCGCCCGCGCGATCCAGCGCCTGCATGACAAGCACTTCAGCGGCCGCCACAAGCCCTTCCGGCACAGGCTCCTCGCCCTGCGTGCCCGGCAGCGCGTTGACGGGTGCAGGCTCGGGCTCCGGGGGCTCCAGTTCCCCGCCCGCGCCCACCGTGGCGTCCACACCCGCGGCGACCGGGGAGACTTCGATCTCCAGCCCCATGGCTTCGGCCACGTTCGGGTCTGCGAGCAGCGTGGGCGCACCGATGACGATCTTCTCCAGGAGGCGCCGTGTGCGCTCCTCGGGGCCCGGCATGGCGTCCACGGGCACGCCCGACTCCGTGAGCATGTACTCGTCGGAGATGAGGATCTTCTCGTACAGCGACTCCAGCGTCTCCCGGTCGTCCGGGCGCGCCACGATCGCAGTCGTGTCCCAGCCGAGCTCTGAGCGCTCCGCGTCCTCGGGGCTGAACCCCATGGCGATCAGCGCCGGCCGGTACCAGTACTCCGTGATGGCGTCGCCGATGGCCTTGAGCAGGGGCTCGATGAAGATCTTGTAGGTGGACTCCTCCACCTGCCACGCCGACCAGTGGTTGGCCTCGCCCTGCGTGCCCTCCGCCACGTCCTTCGGCATGTCCAGCGTCGCGGCCAGACGCCGGATCCCAGCTTCGCGCAGCTCCACCACGGACGCGTCGAACTGCGTGCCCAGGTCGTAGTGCGCGAATGCACCCCCGTTGGCGATGTACTCCGCCGGGGCCGTGAACGCGAGCGGCACCTGACTGCTGGCCTGCCCCGGGTTCTGAAGCCCTGCCTCGGCCGCCGTGATCAGGCTGTCCGAGAACGCCTCGGCCGCCGTGTCGAAGTCACCCTTGGGGAAGTCCATCTCCTCGGCCAGCGCCATGACGCCGTTCATGGCGATGCGCGAATCCAGCCGGGCCGCGATGTTCTGCGAGGACTTCTCGATCTCCCGGCAGATGGGGAGCGCCGGCCGCACGGCCGAATCGGCCTTGGCCTGGTCGTCCCAGTGCGGGCACCACACGCGGATCAGACGGTCCTGCGCCCCGAGGATGACCAGCTCCCCGGTGAACGGGTCCGTGTACTCCCACGACTCGCCCTTGGCACGGACCTTGGTCCCGGACAGCACGAGCCACTTGTCCGGCTTCCCCGGCTTGCCCGGCCGCACGATCAGCCATGCCTCACCCACCACCTGCCAGCACAGGGCAATGAGCCGGAGCAGGTTCGCGCGCTGCGACACGCCCCCGAGCGTCTGCGCGGCCACGGCCTGCTCACGCGCGTCCGATGACGGGCCCGTGGGCTTTCCGGTCTCCGCGTCCAGCTCCGTGGCGTGCACGTCCGCCTGCGACACGGCGTTGGCGATCCAGATGAGAGGCCCGCGCAGTTCCCCGATCGCGTCGAAGAAGTAGCCTGCCTCCTTCTGCCACATCTCCGTGGTGACGTGCTGCCTGGAGCGGTTGACGCGCTGCACGCCGGGCCCGTTCATGGGCATGGCGGCCGCGACGATGCTGCGCCCCGGCTGCTTCTTCCCTGTGGCGATCTCGATGGCACTGCGGATACCCATCACTCCCCGTCCTCTCGTGCGGCCAGCCATCCGGCCGCGTAACTGAGCGCGAGTGAGGTGAGCACCCAGGTTCCGGGCGTGCCGCCCCACACGGTGATGGCCACGACGGCCGCGGCCGCGTACACGGACGCACACCAGTCGCACACGATCAGGTAGGCGAGCAGGCCCTCGCTGGACAGCTTGCGCAGCGCCCACTGACGGGGCGCCTGAGTGATGCGGTCCGTGGTGACCAGTCGTGTGAGGCGGGCGGTTGCCAGGGCTGCCGTGAGCAGCGTGATTGCGTCCATGTTGCTCCTATGATGCCCGTCGCTGCTGGGCCCGGCGCCGTGCGGCGATGGCCGGGTGCTCGCCGGTCCCGGTGCCCTTGCGTGCGTGCGGGCTGATGAGCACGGACTCACTTCGGTCGTGCTTCTTCATCAGGTGCGCGACGGCGTGGACCATGGCGTCGAGCCGGTCGGGGCTGTCCGGGTCCTCTTCGGGGATCCAGGTGGTGAGCTGGTCCTCAAGTTCGGGGAACGATCCGACGTGGCAGACGCGTGCCTGTTCGTAGCGCATGGCCACGGGCTGTGCGCGCAGCCGCTTGCCCTGGGAGGCGTTGACGCGGCGCAGAGGCGGGGGCCCTCCGCCGGGGTTGCGGTGCTTCCACGCCATGCGCAGCACGGTCTCAATCCAGTCCTTGCCGCCGTTGTCCTCCACCACGACGAGAGACGCGCCCCAGGTCTCGTGGAGCGCCCAGGCCCGGGCGGACGCGCGCTCGGGGGACAGCTTCTCGGACCCGTCGTGAAGGATGTAGTTCTTGCCGTCCAGGCCACGGCCGGCCACGATCAGCCCGGTTTCGTCGCCTACGCCCGTACCGGCGGGGTCCATGCCGACAACGATGTTGATGAGTTCGGGGGCTTCGGTGACGCGGGATCCGTCGATGTGGCGGCGTGCGACCAGTGCACCGGGGAGATCATCCAGGACTTCGGCATCGAGTTCCTGGCGGCCGAGCGTCGTCCCCGCGTAC